ATGGGAGAGTTCACACTGGATCGTTTTGGTCGGGACACATCGCATTTGCGTGATTCCACCGGACTTAAACCTGTGGAGTTTGCGACGGATTGCATTGCTGCTGTCGAAGATCTTTTTGGTAGGGCTTGGTTAGAGGGAGCGGATGGACACCGACTTCAAACGCTCTGGAAGCGAAAGGATTGGTTGGCTACCAACGAGCTATTTGGACTTGGAAAAACCATTATAGAGCTGACCAGAATACATAGGAAGTGGCTAGTCACGACAGCTAAAAAAATTAAGTCAAATATTGAAAACTCTCATGGGTTTATTACCGAAATTTTGACTTGTGGATCTATTAGGGCGCGCTCCGGAAAAGTTGCTCCGGCCTCGGGAAATCAAAAAGGTTATGATTTCGTAGTTGATTTTCCAAGTGGCTTCAAGTATTTCATATCAATTAAAAGTCAAGCGATGTCTTTGCATGAGACGGAATTTCATCGATTAAGCGATTTGCTAAAGGATGCTTTTGCTGAAAGAGTTCGGAAATTGGGCGTATGTGCTAGATTGGTTTTGTTTTCTGATTCGTACATCCAGGCAAGTACTTTTGAATACCTGATAGATTTCGTTCGCAATAAACTCAAAAGATACGATTCATACAATTATAAAGGTTGCACGATGAGGTTTTATGAGCTTGAGCCTTCTCAGGAGACCTTCGCTTCATCGTTCTATTCTCATGCCGTATTGGTTTATTGTCCTCAACATCGTAATGCATTAAAAAATGCGAGAGATAAGTTAACTCAAGCAGGCGAAAATTTACGGGCTCAATTGCCATTGGCTGATAATTACTTCCGAATTCTCTGGGTTAGGGTGCACAGCTCCACCGAGCTTTCAGTCTTAAAAGAAGCATGCGAATCAATGTTGGAAGAGCATGAGAATGACTATGGATTTGATGGGGTATTCTTTTTTCAGCCATCTGTAACTAGGGAAGGTTCTAATAGCGTAATTAATACTTATTTTGTTTCGGTGATGGCTCAGCTACATCAAGGGTTTAATTGCGCAGTCGCAGACCGTAAAGTCGATCTCTTAACTGTAGAAATACCGGTGGGGTCGCTATCGCTCAAGCCGTCAGAAATGTATATATTTGGTGATCAAGGAAGAGCAAAAATTCCTGAGGGAACCTACGTATATCAAAAAGCAGATCTTTATCATTTGTTGAAACGGGAGGGTGACGCGTTGGTAGGTACTTTTTCTTCACCCGCTTCTGGTGTTCATCATCATCTTGTTCATAAGCATGAGATGGGTGAGGCTCTGTTTAGTGCCCTTCAAGTAGATGTGGATGAAACTCTAATTATTTGATGCATGATTATACTGGCAGGCCTGATAATTATAAGTAGGAGACAAGTTTATGGGTTGCTGTGGCCTGCCAGCCAAATGGTGGATGCATTTACATTATTTTTTACTGAGTAATAAAAATATATTTGGCGCGCGTCCATAAAGGACAAACCGAAAATGGTTACAGTTTTAGCGCAATCTCCAAAATTCCAATCACATCCGGCCCATCTTCATTAATCCAAGTCCCATAATGCTGCCGGATCATATTCCCATTCGTATGCCCCATCTGCTCCGCAATCCAGTCAATCGAAGCCACCCCCGTCGTCAGTAACTGACTGGCATACGTATGCCGACACTGCCCCGGCCCTCGGTACCGAACCCCAGCCGCATTCAAATGCGTCTTAAAAAACCGATCCCTGACCACAAAATCACTCACATGCGGCAATCCGCTTTTGCTGTTCACAAAAACGAAGCGCAGCGTGTGCTTGCGAACCGTCTTGTTATCTCGCTCAACAATCTCGACCGTCTCGGTTCTTTTCACTTTGTTGATCGCATCGATCCTGCGCAACGCATCCCAAGCCGGTGCCAACAGCCTAACCCTCCGCGTCGACCGCCTAGTCTTCGTCACCCGATAAGCCCCGCGCACCTTCGATCGGCGGAACGTCACCGTCCCTTGCTCCAGATCTACATCCTCCCAAGCCAGCGCGATCGTTTCTGAAACCCGCGGTCCCGCCCAAATCATGAACTGCACCATCAATACCTCTTGAGTGCGTGACGTTGGCGTTTCCAGGATCTGCTTGATCTCCGCTCGGGTGAACGGATCCGGCGCCTCAGGATCCGGCAGGCGCACGAACAGTCCCTCCGTAGGATCATGCGCGACCTTTTTCCGGGTGCGATACAGCCGAAACACCTGCCGCACATTGCAGATGATGTCGCGAATGGTCTTGTTCTTGAGTCGTTTCGAAAGCGTGTCCTGTACCCACTCCTGCAAGTCCAGGTGATCGATTTGGTCGATTTGAACCTTCCCCCAGCGTGGCCGCACATGCACCTCCGCCTTGTTGGCATAACCTCGGTAGGACGTTGCTGCAACACTGTTGCTTTTGATCTTCAACCACAGATCCAGGTAGTGACCGAAAGTGTTTTCAACCAGCTTGCCTGAGTCGGGAAAGTGCCGGCTGTAATCGAACGTCCCAGCCTGAATCTCGTATTCGATGATGTTCACCAGGCGCGCTGCATGCTCCCGGTTGGCCGCTGTGTTGCCTCCCGGGATGCGCTCCCGGCAAAGCTCGCCATTGAAACGAAAGTAGACCCGCACGGAATTCCCGCGGGCCTCTACGCCATCTGCCATATGCACCTCCTGTGCTGTGTGTGCTGATCTCAGTCTTGACGCAACAACCAATACAACCCAGCGCTCCGTCTCCGAATCGAGGGCTTTCCTGTCCGGGCCTCCTCAACTCGACGCTGTGCCGCCGCCAACTGCCGCGCCTTGCTACACCGCTGATGGCCACCATGCGCCCGTGATTTCCCGCACTGATCACAAACGCCGTTCAAATCCAAACTCCAGGGGAACGCTTTCCTTTCCTTCATAACGCCCACCCACCCACCAACGACGAAAGAGCATGTGTGTAAGCTGAAATGTCGCTTCACCGTCGAGGCGAGCGAAAGCCATAAATCCATCGTCTGCATTACGTTTCTCCATTGAGCACATCCCAGCGCCGTGGCACCGGGTGATCCTTTGATTGCAGGGGGATTAGGCGCGCTGGAAAATCCAACAGCGCACCGTCGTAGTCTTCTTGGGCATCGAATGGCTGGCGGCTTGCGCAGCACGCACCGCGCTGTAAATCGGCTTGTTGGTTTCCTGCCACTTACGGCTACGGCTATTCACTAAGAGCCCGCGCAATGTCTTGAGGTCGCCCAAGTTCTGCCGATGCACACTGGCCAGTTCGGCGAACTCGTTGAGATTGATAGCAATGAGCTTCGGATCGATGCTGTGATTGACCTGCGGGCCTTCACCGAGACTTTCGAGGTACTCGAAAACCTCCCAAAACTCGGCAACCAGGGGGTGGTCAGCGCTGATCGCGGCTTGTCGCTCCAGCGCCATGCTCATCAGCGCTTGTTGAGTGATGGCTACCTGGTTTTCATCGAGCGGGCACACCAGGCGCAGGCAATCCCCCAGAGCCATCAACTGGCTGTGGTTCTTGATAATCCGTTCCACGCGAATTTCTTTGAGTTCGCGCAATAGCCGCTCATGAACGAGCACGCGCTCGGCGAGCCGAGTCATCACCTGCGCCTCAGCGCGCACGGCCAGCAGCAGAAAATGGCTTAACTGTTCAACCGGAATTAGGTTCAGATTGTCAGCGGCCGCGCGGCTCTCAGTCGTGACCTCCGGCCGCGCAAAATGCGATTTGATGATCCGCGTAAGGATCGCTTCCGACGCGCTGACATCGGCGTTCTGACTGATCGCAATCGCACCGCGAAACGGCGGCTCATAAGTCTCGTTCCCGCTGGTTTTCATGCCCTTGGTGCCGAGCGTGCCGCCGCCGTAAAAGTCCTTAAGCTCGTCCCAGTCGAAACCCTTTGCGTGCGCCTTGTCCGGTTCATTCCGGTCGCCCTCGATCAGCACCACCGGCATGTTGGAGACTTGGCCCATAGCCCGCTGACGCCCGGCGCGCGTCGATTTCGACGGATCAAAACCCTCATGTTCGCGGCCGAGCAGCTTCCACAAAAAAGTCAGCAGCGTGGTCTTGCCGGCGCCGGCCTCACCGGTGACCTCCAGGAATGGAAACGACTTGTACTTCGCGCGGATCTGCTCGGCGAACAAGGAGCCAAACCAGAAGGCGAGGGCGACAACCCCCTTTGCGCCGAAGCACAGCCAAAGCATCGGTAGCCAGTCAGTCCGATACTGCTTGCTGTCGCGCTGAATGTGCATGGTGATCGACTTTTGCAGCGTCTTGAGCCGCAGCTTGCCGAACTCGAAAAAGTCTTCCTTGTTCACCACACTGACGATGCCGCCGCGTACCGCGAGATCGCCAAACACATAGCAGCTGTGGAGTTTGCTGTAGCCGACGAAGTCGATTGTCTCAACGGTCTTCAAGCCGAACAGCTGATCCTTCATGATCTTGTCGAGCTGCTTGCTGCTACCGGTGAACACCGCGCCGGCAGCCATCCCCAGCAGCCGTTTTTTGAACTCACTGGCGGCGGCAACCTGGCCGCCGGTGAAAGTGTTTTTGACGCTGCCACTGTCGTGGGGGAAGTCGACGCGAAAGTAATACCAGGATTCATCGGTGACTTCGTTGCGTTGAAAATACAGGGCCTGTGGATAGCAGTTGGCAATCTCGACAACACCACCACATTGCCGCAGGGCTTTTTGCCGGCGCTGACCTTCGCTGAGTAGCTGGTCTTCATGAAGGTCGGAAGTTTCCAGCGCATGCATCGCCCGGCTGAACTTCTCCAGATCCATCTTGAACCAGTACAAACGGCTGTCGAAGCCGAAGTGAAATTCATGGCGCTCACGCCAGTCGTACATCAAAACACCTTTCTCTGAGGCGCTTTCCGCGATCAGTAAGGCGCCGTGATAGCGGGCGATGGCCACGTCTTTTTTGATCTGCTCGGCGCGCTGGTTTTCGTCATCGATGAAAGCCCAGCGCTGATGCAGATCGTTCCAGTCGACCTTGCGGCTGTCCGTCTGCGGGATTTGCGCTGCCTCGCATTCGTAACCTAAGGCTCGAGCCTGGCGCACCCAACGCTTGGTGTACTTGTGCGCGCCCGGTTCGTTGTCCAGTGCCCAAACCAGCTTGGGCAACTTGCCGCCGCGCTGGCGCGCCAGCTCCTTCAATGAGTCCTCAGGGAAAAGGTTGGACGACATCGCGGACACTGCCGCGATGCAGTTATGCACCAGAGCGATCGCGTCGAAAATGCCCTCGACAATCCACAGCTCTTTGACCTCCAGCAGCTCGATAGAGGGCGGGCACCACCAAACACCACGCGGACTGTCGCCGGGCTTGAAGCGCGCTTTCATCTTGCCGAAGCGATGCGGCCGATCGATCAGGCGCTCCCAGTAACCTCCCTTTTCCAGCGTGAACCGCACCGTGGCGCTGCCGGCATTCAACGCCTCAGAGAAATACGTGTCCTGAGAGAACCAGCCCTGAATCAGTTCAAACCGAAAGCCTCGGGCAAACTCAAGGTAAGCCCGAGCGGTCGCCATGGGAAATTGCTCAGAGGAGGGCGCGCGCTTGCTCCAGTCGTCGAACAAGTCTTCGTAGATATCTTTGAGGTGCCACTGCTGCGCGCATTTGCTTTCTCTCCCGCAGATGATCAACCAAGGCTCTGAATAGCGCGTGTAGAGTTCTTTTTTTCCACATGCGGGGCATTTGCCGCCTCGCAGATAATCAATGCTCAGGCGGCGCTGTAGCCCATAGTCATCCTTGAGGCGCAGCAGCACGTCAGCATGCAGGTTGCTGGCAAACGCGCTCACCGGTGAAATGTCCTCCCGAGCCCGTGGGAGAGCGCCACGATCAAATGCCGCAGGCCTGACATCATTGGAATTGCCGCAAGCAGCGCATCGTGGCGCCGATCAATTGGAATAGAGCTAAAACGCTCTTCGTACCAGTGTGTCTGGAAATGCTCGGCATACTGCGAGCGTATGGCGTCGAGTAGGAGTTCCGTTTCAACGCGAGTCAGGTTGCTGTTGATTCTGACGTTATCTTCCATGAAAACCTCGATTTTTAGGCAAAGCGCATCCGTCATCCCGCAGAGCGGGAATGCCGATTGTTTAAAGGGAGAGGTGTTTAGTGCGTGCTGCCGACGCCGACGCCGACTGTGCGAACTGAATGCTGGGCGCATTGCATGTCGGTCCAGGCCAAATGCACCAGCTTCGCGGCAAGGCTGGCCGGTACTTCCAGGCCAACGATCAAATGACGCTCGGCACTGCTGAACAAACGATCTGAGTCAGCCAGGTACTCAGCGCGATGCCGCAACAGGTAAGCGTGAGCGGCGTTCTGCATGCAGGTGCGGTAGTCGTGGGCAAAATGGAGGGTGTTCATCGTGCGGCCTCCATTCCTTGAAGTGGAATCAACGACAGTTGATTGTCCTCGGGCTCCATGGCTGCGCGACGTAACGCCACGCTGGCCAAAGGGAGCTGCACGGCAGGGTTAGCCATGCCACTCGGGCTCATCTCGTGCGTCATCTCGAACTCAGCCCGGACGGACCAGCCGCAGGCTTCATTGAGGCTCCGAAACCCAGTGAGCAGGAGCAATCCTACAAATATGCATGGGGGATTTTGCTAAAGAACACTCCCCTACGGCACACCGCCATAGGCATCCAGAAAAGGATTTTCTAATGCCCTACTCCCTGTCCTTCGAAGTCAACAGCCGCTACGAAATTCACCTCGCTACCGTCATCGATGCAATCGAACGCTACGACGAAACCTATCGTCTGATCGGGGGTTAGCTTCTGAGGCACGAGGCTAGTGCGGACCTTCGCTGTGTTGATTCCGGCAGGGTATTTCAGTTGTACGGGGGGGATAACTGCATTGGAAGTTGCCTGGGATCTGGGAGAGGGCGTTCAATGGAATTCGGACGACGATCCCTAGGTTCGAGCGTGTATTAACACACGACTCTGAGATAAGCGACTCCCATCGCGATTGTGCGCGTATGAAGGGTACCCGCTGCATGCTCCGCATTGCGCAAAGCCGCATGTAATAAGTCTGTGTGAGCCTTTCGGTACGAAAGGTCACACAGAAGATATTGCTTGGCTTCACTATCAATGGAATTCTGGCCAACAGAGTTACATTGATAATGACATAGGCAAGCCGTAATCAAGTGTTGACGTTACGAAGCTGCAATAGCCCGCAGGATCACCTTGATTCCGATCAGCATTGGCGTGCTTTGATTAATGTCTGGTTCACCAATGATTTTAAATCCAAGCTCCTCATAAAATGAGACGGCATTGGGTGCTGCATCCAAGTAAATCCCTTTAATCGGAATCTCCTTGTGAACCCGAGCCGCTTGCTTGAAGGCTTCCCACAAGATTTTCTGGCCTATGCCAAAACCTTGATATTTGCCATCGACACCGAACATGATCACCCGAATTACGGGTACGCGTGACGGCAAATTGGTGTCGTCGATGCCATTCTGAGCCATCACCTTGTCAATATCCGACATAGTAATGGTGAGGAAGCCAACGACTTCCAATGTAGGCGAAATCGCACCGATGGCGTTAATGTTCTCGCTTTTAAGAGCCCGCTTAAGGCTGCCCTTATAGTACGAGTCGATGACATCTACTCCACAACTGAACGTCTTGGTGTATTTGTACTTTTCAAAATTGGCAAGCAAATTGCTGTCAATTTCACATGCCGGCGTCTCTTCTGTTTTCATGGTTCCCTCTCATTAGTCTAAGTAGCGCTTCTGACGGCGCCGCGGTTTCATCCTCTAGGAGGATTTGTTGCACTCTATTAAAAGCTTCTTCCGAAACTTCTATCCTTCGGTGGCTTTCAATCACGGCTTCTGCTTTTTCAAACGCGGATGCCATTATGAAAGAAGTCATATCTAAGCCTTGAAGTGATGCTGCTTTCTTTATGAATTCCTTTGCAAAATCTGTTGTTTTAATTTCAAGTCGTGCGCTTTTAGCTGATTTAAGTGTTTCATCTAAAGTTGTCATTTTCATACCTACTAAGTTTCTTACAGGTTTTTTTCCTTTTTAATTTAGTTAGTTTCATTTTCGTATTTGGGCTTTGCTGGCCCTTTTAGTCGCCATGTCCACTCCTCTCATTGATATGGGCGTTTCTAATCCTTGCATTTTTCATCCTTGTTATTTTCTTGCTAGCGGTACGGATGATATCCGTACGACATAACTATGTCAACCACCGTACGGATATTGTCCGTACGGGGGTTGGAGAAATACGGCGCTGAGTCATCAACCAATATGGATCAATTTCCGCCCAACCCACTCCGCCACCTGCGTAACAACGGCATTTCCGGCACCGAAAGCCTCTGCAAGGTTGGCCGCATCCAGTCCGAGGCAAAACCCATCATCTTCAGCCGCTCGCTGCCGCTCAGCCATCTGATCCCATCCGTTCGTGTGAGCGACGAGAGTGGTACAGCCCATAGCGATCTGAGAGGCGGCTCTGTCCGCGAGTAAAGTATTGGCAGCCCAGGCATCCGCGGGGCGTGGCCAGTGCTGCGATTGAGACGCTGGAGGTATTGCGTCCACTGGCGCGGCGTCAGCCAGGAACTCGAAGGGGGGCATTTGTCGATAACCTGCGACCAGGAATACTCGACAACGCTGCTGGGGGACTCCGAAATATTGAGCATTAAGCACTCGCCAAAATCCCACATACCCGCAGTCCGCAAGGGCCCGGATGACTGTTTCAAAGTCGTGGCTATCGTTGACAGCGAGCAGGTTAACGACGTTCTCAAGCACCACCCAGCGAGGTTGAATTTCTTTGAGGATTCGTATGACTTCCCAAAACAATCCGCTGCGCTCGCCGCGTAGTCCCCGGGTGTCTCGATTACTTTCTCGGGCGCCGGCGATGCTGATGTCCTGGCAGGGGAATCCTGCGGTGAGGACGTCGACGGAGCAGAGGTTGTGAGCGCCGCAGTGGCGCACGTCTTCAAATTGCTGTGCATGGGGAAATCGGTCGGCAAGCACAGCCCGGTTGATGGGGTTGATTTCGACTTGCCAGGCGCTGCGGTATCCCGCGTTTTCGAATCCGACATCAAAGCCTCCTATGCCTGCGAACAGGCTGCCAAGGGTGGGTTGGGGCATTCAGCAACTCGTTGTTCTGGATGCTCGCGGCACGCTTGAGGGAGGCTCGGGGCCTTCAGGTGGTTGAGTGTCCGGCATCGCGGGCACTTGATTTGTAATTCAGTGAAGCCGCTGGCGGCGGCGAGTTTGCGGCAGCAGTGGCCGCAGCGTATGTCCAGCATGTAATCGTCCTTGATGGGTCATGTTTTGTTCTTCTGAAGTTTTTTCCATTCGCGATCCGCTGCACGTTTGGCGGTGCTCTCCGTGGCGTACAACCAACGCAAGCGTTTTGGCTTGCGCTGATCGCCAACCGTTACTGGCTTCTGCGCTCCGGTTTTCTTGTCTCGGTAGTACGCGATAGCACCAGTAAATTCTTCTTCGCTGTCTTCAGCCAATCCTTCGACTGTGTCCTCCGGCAACTTGCTTTCAAGCTCAAGGTTCACGATGTAGCCGCTGTCCGCGCTGAGGGAGTGCTGCACGTTGCCGCCATGCCAGATGATTTGCTCGATCTCCGGTTTCACACCTTCGAGCGAGTAGGTCAGTTCCGGGATCAGGTCGGGTCGACCTATGGCAAGCGTGTAACTGAGCGTCGCGCTGCCGCGTTGCAGTCGGTTGAATTCCGCGCGCGCGGCGCGTAGGGCGGATTGCCGATCGCTATAGGTGTGGCGCAGGTCCTTGACGGTGTCGCCGCCACCCGCGATGGCTTGCTGTTTTCCGGCGCTGTTCACGTCGAAGAAATAAGCGCGTACGCCGTCGTAGCTGTCGCGGTCGGCTTGCAGATAGCGGTGCTGGTCACCGTCCGAGCGGATCAGGGTGATGTGAGGCAGTTCGGCACCGCTGGCAGTCTTGCCGCCGCCGCCGGCTGGCAGGCACAACAGGCAGCCAGCCTTGAAGGTGACGACGGCATCGAACTCCTCGCCGATTCGGCTGACCAGGTTGGCGTCAGATTCATTGGCCTGGTCGAGTTGCAGGATGGGCAGCCCGTGGAGTGAGCCGGCGATGGTCGCAGTCAGGCCGTTTCCCAACGCAACGTCGCCCAGCACGTCGCCGAGTGTGGTGTTACTCCAACTGCGTTCGCGCTTGGTCTTCAGGCTCTTGCGCAGATCAGCGGATCGAGCCCGGATGGTCAGCACGTCGGGCGCGCCTGAATGCTCGGTTTCGTCGACGGTATAGGTGCCTTTGTCGACTAAACCTGTATCGCTCCAGCCCAACCAAAGGCGAATCAGTGCGCCTGTGGGCGGGATGGCGAGCAGGCCGTCGTGGTCGCTGAGAGTCATGCTGAGCTGATCGGCTTCAATGCCGCGATTGTCGGTGAGGTCCAGGCTCATCAGGCGCGGGCTGATCATTTGAGCGATGTCGTTGCCGTCCACGGTGATACGAAATGCTGGCACTGGGTAAGCCGCTTCCCGGTGGACGCGTGAAAGGGCCTTGTCCAGATAACCGGTGACGCGGGAGAGGGCGGTATCGATCATATCAGCGCCCTCATGATGCTGATGCCCACACGGGTTCCGGCGCCGATCAGATCGATGCGGTCGTCATCGATGCGTTTTAGGCTCAACGTGAATTCGATACGTCGCGCAGTACCGTCACGGAAAAACAGGGTCTTGGTTTCGCTCAGACTTTCGATGATCCATAGGCCGTAGATCCGGCCACTGCCTTCGACCATGGGCCAGGCTTTGCCGGTGTTGGCCATCAGGCGCAGCGCGTCGAGGCTGAGGACGCTGCCGGCCAGTTCGGGCAGGATAACACCGGGCAGGGTAATCGAGTCGTCGCCGCGCCCCATAAACTGCCGAGCCGGCGCGGCACCGACGCGGTTACTGCTCGCGTGACGCCATTCGGTTTGGCGTTGCAGCGCTTGGTAGGCCGCAGTGGAGAGGCTGAAGACGAACATGCCCAAGGCAAGCATCATGGGCGTTACTCCAGGTCGGCCAAACGACTGCGTTGGCGGGCTTCTTTCTCGTACTGGAGGCGCGTCATCTCGGCGCGCACGGCACGACCAATTGCCAACGGATCCATGCCCGGGACAGGGTGAATGTTGATCTCGTAGGTGTCGTGGCTGTCGTGCGTCGAAGGCGTAGACGGTTTGAGTGGTGATCGGTTGTCGACACTCAGCGAATGATTGCTCACGACAGGCACAACGCTGATCGCTTTGGCCGTGTCGTTGAGTCGCTGAGCCAAACCGTCCATTACACTGATCGGATGACGCTGATTACGCGCCAAGCCCTGAGCCAGGCCCGCCATAGTGAACCCGCCCAACTCGGCAAAAACGCGGGAAGGGCTGTGGATGCCGAGCTTTTCCTTGAACCAGCCAATGGTCGAGTCGCCTATATCGCCCATGACATGCTTCAGCTCGCCGATGCCTGCCTTCAGGCCGTTAATCAATCCGTCGACGATCATCCCGCCGAATGCAGTAAAACGATCGGGCAACTCAATGCCGAGGTATTTCATGGCAGCAGCGAAGGCTTGATATAGCAAACCCAAGGGGTTGAAGTTGATGAGGGTCTTGAGGATGCCGGTCGTGCCACCATTGAAACCTGATTTGATCTCTTTCCAACTTTCAGAGAAGTAGAGCTTCACAGCGTCCCAGTTTTCGTAGAGCAGATAGGCGGCACCGGCAATGGCAGTGATAGCCAGACCGATTGGGTTCAGCATCAGCGCCCGGCCGATGAGCAGTAATGCCTTCCCTACAAACGGCAACACGTTTCGGCCCAGACGCCACAACAAACTGATGAGGCCCGGCAGGCGAATGCCCACGCTCAGGAGCATGAGCCGGAAGGCCACGAAGGGCAGGACGACACTGGCCACCGCGATCATCAGGGTGCCAAGCACCACCGCGAGCCCGGCAATGATCGCGAGGGTTTTAACGATCGCTGATGCAAGTGTCGGATGTACCGCTGCCCATGTTTTAACACCTCGAACCACCTCCGTGACCGATTGAACCAGCGACCGCAGCGGCCCATCCTGCTGATCCTGCAATTCGATACCAAGATCCTGCCAGGCACTTCCCAGCGTCGTCAGATCGCCTTTCAAATTCTCAGCCATGACACTGGCGGTGCGCGCGGCTTCCCCTTGGCTTTCACGCAGGCTGACAATCAGTTTTTGCAGCTCGCCGTTGCCCGCCTGATCCACCAATTGGGCCATGCCTTTGACGGCCTCTTCACCGGCAATGGCTTTGAACAGTCCACCTTTTTTCGCGGTGCCCAGGTCTTTGGTTTTTTCGTGAATCTCTTTGAGGATCTCCGGCATTTTCCGCAGATTACCGTGGGCATCAGCGGTGCGGATTTTCAAGAAACGAAGTGCTTTAGCGGCGGCTTTGGGCGGCGCTGCCAAGCGGTTCATGATCGAACTCAACGCTGTGCCACCCATGCTGCCCTGCAGGCCTGCATCACCCAATTTGCCCGCCATCGCGGCGGCGGTTTCCAGCTCCACTGCGTAGGTCCTAGCCATCGGCGCGGCATACTTCATGGTCTCACCGAGCATCTGCAAATTGGTGTTGGAGCGCGTAAACGTGCCGACCAAAACGTCGCCGAGCTTGTTCATGTGCTCGGCGCTCATGCCGAGTCCGGAGAGGATGTTCGAAGCGATGTCAGCGGTATGGGCCAGTTCGGTGCCGCCGGCTGATGCCAGATCGAGCATGCCGGGCATTGCCGCTCTGATCGCTTTCGGTTCGAACCCGGCCATACCGAGAAAACCCTGAGCGTCGGCGGCCTGACCGGCAGTGAATTGGGTGGAACTGCCCAGCCCACGTGCTTGAGTGCGCAAGTCCGACAGCTCTACAGAATGCTGGTCGAGCCGGGTGATGGCTTGCACTTTGCTCATGCTAGCGTCGAAGTCGATGCCGGGCATGATCATCCTGGCGCCAGCGTACAGAGCGGCGCCGCCGGTCGCCGCTGCGCTGGCACCTTTTCCAAGCATTGAGCTAGCGATATCCCGATGGTTCTGCAGAGTGGCGCGGGCCGCTGCCAGCCTTCGTTGTTGCGCAGCCAATGCCGCCAGCCGCCGGGTTTGCTCACGAATACTTTGGTTCGCCCCATCGGTTTGCTCACGTAACCGACGTTCGTGCTGACTAAGATTTTTGGTGCTGATGCCCGCGTCGTGAAGCCGAGTACGAAGGCGCTGTAGCTGCTCGCCGTTTTGCTGGTGTTGCTGCTTGAGCTTCTGTGCCTCACGGATGGCGTTGCGCAAGTCTTGTGTCATCGCCTTGGTCGGCGCCCCCGTGGCGGCCATTTGCTGACTCAGGGTTTTGACTTTGTCGCGTGCAGCATTCAGCGCCTGCGCCGTCGTCTCGGCCGCCGCACGTTGTGAGCGCCAGGCGCTGACTTCCTTTTGCTGTGAGTTGAGTTCCTTGAGCTTGTCGCGAGCGTCCTTCAAGGCGCGGGCGGCGCCGATGCTGCTGTTGTTGATAGCCCGGAGTGGCCGAGTGGCCTGATCGATGGCACTCAGCAATACGCGCAGCTTCAGATCATTCGCCATCGTCGCCACTCCGCAACCTGGCGCGCTCGCGCCATTCCATCAACTCTTGCAGGCCTAGCGAATCCATGTCCGCTGGTGCCCAATGAAAGACCACTGCCAAGTCAGCCATGGCGTCCTCTACACAACGAGGCAGGCATCCGTCTTCACCGACTTCTGCAACAAAAAAGCGGAAATCTTGCTGCCACAGGCCAACAGATCCGCCGGGTCCATGCCGGCGGCTTCCGGCGCGGTAATGCTGGGTGAAGTAATGCGCGGCAGGACTTTGATCAAGGTGGCTACGTCCATGTTCAGCAGTTCAATCAATTGGACGCCGCGCAGTTCGCCCGACTGGGGTTTGCGCAGTGTCAGCGTGTTGATAGCGGTTTTTCCGCGAGTGATCGGCATGTCGAGTGTGACGGTGTTGTCGTCGACCGCAGGGTTGTTCTCGGGTTGTTCGATGCTCTGCATGGGGAGTGTCCAAGGGAAGGAAAAAGGTTAAAGGCCCATCGCGGCGCGCTGCTTTTCGAGCATGTCCACGCCGTTCACGTTCTCGATGAAATTGAGCAGATCGATCTCGATGATTTCTTCGTTATCGACGATGAGCTTGTAGTAGGTGCAGGTGGTGGTGATGCTGTGTTCGGTGTCTTCGCCGGGCTGGTTGTCGCCCATTTCGATGGTCTCGTGACGGCCGCGCATGACCACCTCGACGGCGCTTACATCACCGGTATCGTCCTGCTGGAAGGCCCCGGCAAAACGCAGGGCGACACCTGCGGCATTCACTGCGCCGAACTGGCGCAGAGCGATCAAGTCCAGCCCGCCGGTCCTCCATTCGAACTGGATGCCGTCGTCGGAGAAACCCAGATCAGCCTTGACCGGGCCGTTCATGCCACCGCCGCGATAGCTCTCCATCTTGCGACCGAGGGGCGGCAGGGTGACGGACTTGACCACGCCGACGTAGCTATTGGCATCGTTGAACAGATTGAGGTTTTTCAGTTTGCGTGGCAGGGCCATGGCGCCGTTCTCCGGTTAGCGGTTGATCTGGCTGGCGAAGTTGATGAGGTAGCGATCGGTGATGCGTTGGCGCAGTGTCAGGTCTTCCAGCGGCGGGATTGGGGTGTAGTCGTAATCCAGCCAGAGCTTGCCGGCCTTGAGAGTGTCTTTGGTGTTGATGTCTTCGGGGTACCAGCAGCCTCCGCCGACCAGATAACCCGCCGCGACCTTGGTGCGGAACTCGGCGTTGACTGCCTCGATCATGTCGCGCACCAATGAGGCGTGCATGGGCTTGTCCATCGCCCACATCTGCGCGCCGGCCATGGTGTCGGCCAGGACTTGCGCGGTGCGGGTGTAATTTTCAAAAGCGAACTGCGGGTCGTCGCTGCAGGTGCGGCTGCCCCAGAAACGAAAGCCGCCCTCGTTGATCAGCGTGGTGACTTCGTGGCTATTGAGGTAGTTGGCGTCAGTGACCGGGTTTTGCAGATCCCAGAATACGTCGGCATTGATGCCGGTAACGCCATTCACTGCGACGTTGGATAATGTTTTGTGCCAGCCGGTTTGCTGATCGATCTTGGCGCGCAGCCCTAGCGCATTGGCCACTGCACTCGCGTTGTTAGTCTTGCTGGTGGCGGTGTTCCAGTTGAGGAAGTCAGGCCAGATGACCATGGCTTCTCGCGCTCCGAAGTTGCGACGGTAGGTAGCGGCCTCTTCTTTTGTCTGGCAGTCCCAGGCGCTGACGTAGGCGAATGCGCGCAGCTGCTGAGCGAGCGATGTAAGGGCGGTGGCCACGGGCAATGAGTCGAGTCCGGGCACGCCCAGAATGCGCGGCACGAGACCCAATCGAGATTTGGCGGCAAGCAGCGCTTTCATGCCGGTGTATTTGCCGGACTCGGTGGTGGTGCCGATCAACGCGCTGGCTGTTTCCGCTTCGTCTTGGCCATCCTTCACACGCACGACGATGACGTACGGCTTGGTCTGGTTGGCGATAGCTTGCAGGCTGACGGCCAATGTACCTTTTTCACCGGCCTTGCCGATGGCGCTCTGTACGCTGCTGATCAGCACAGGCGTGTCCAGTGGGAAGGTCGCGGGATCCGCGTCATCGGCGGTGCAAACCATGCCGATGACGGCGGTCGGGATCGTGCGGATCGGGCGTGTACCATCGTTGAGTTCGATGACCCGGACGCCGTGAAGATAATCGGACATGCAAGCGGCCTGTGCGGTGAGGGTGAAGTCGATGCACAGGTTGCCGTTGGAGGATGATTACGTCGCGCGTTGAGGGTTGTAAGTGGCGTGGTTACACCATGCGGTTTTACCGGCGCCGATAATGATGAGGAAGCGCAGGCCAATCGATTTTGTCGGGGAACTGGTCCTGCTGTTCGATGCGGTTGAGTTCAACGCTGTAGCGCATCCACGTCACTAGTCCCTCAGTTTCAGACTCGGTCGCGCTGCCGAGCTTTTCTGCGTATTGCAGCGGTGCAATGCGCAGCTGTGCCTCGCGTAGCAACTCGTCGCGACGATCCAGAACTTGCAGGGTTTGAGTGGCGCGCTGAGCTGATTTGTCGAGCGTCCACTTGCCGTTTTTCCAGATGAAATGTTCGCCTGGCCGAGGTTCGCGAGTGAGGCCTTCCGGCAAATCTCCTAGCGCGTACCAACCGAGTTCGCTGCCATCGACAGTCCTAAAAACGGATCCGCGCAGATCGCGAATCTGTTGAGGGCTGCCATCGATCATGGCCCAGCTGTGTTCGGACTTCGCAGGCGCGAGAGCTTTGGGAAGCAGCACGGCATTACCGGGCACTTGCGGGCCGAAACCGGGGATCGGTGGAAACGTTACCGGCCCCGACAGGGCGCCGGCGTCGTCAATCAGATAAGTAATCATCGGAGCCTCAAATCACTTTAATACAGCCGGGATAGGCAATGTTTCGTGGACGAGTTTCGGCGTTACCTACGCGGCCGATGTAGGGCGGAGAAAAATTTTGCGACACGGTGTGCTGCAAGCCGGCACTGCCGCGGGCGACTGAAGCAGGGACTAACGAGTCGAGGTTGCCGGTGCCCTGGCCCAGTGAGACGGAGTGTGTATGCTGTTCGAAAGCGTCAGGCGTCGATGAGCCAGCGACTCGCCCCGCGACTTTCCAGATGCCAGCGCCTTCGGATTCAGATTTGGTTGAAACGATGATTTCCCCATCCTTCACCGCAATGATTTTGGTTCCCCGCGGAAAACTCCCGCCTTCGAAAGCCATCCCTGATATGAGCGTTGTCTGGGCTCTAACCTCTGTAATGACCGCACTGCCCATTGTGGCGGTACCGGTGACGGTGGTTTTTTCGACATTGCGACCTTGGTCGAGCACCCTGAGAAACTCACCCCGCGCCTCAGGGGAGCGAAACGTTGTCTTGCCGTCACCTGTGCTCCATGCGCCTTCCATTCGCTGCTCTCTTTCTGGGTAGAGCATTCCTGATTGCTGAGCGTGATCCCAGAGCCACGGCCATTCATTTCGCTTTAGCAACTGACCATTCAAAGCAACGTAACCGCCGGGGTTGAACACGGTGGTGGTTTCAAAAGCCGGGCGACCCAGAGGCGTATTGTCGAAGCGACCGACCGGCCACCAACTACCGGTGCCATCGCTGCGCAGATGCCACCAATCGCCGGCTCCCATCAATACGAGAAACGGGTAGCCGGCGGGGTTGAGATGAGTGTGAAATTTCACAGCGTCTTTCTCCGCTGCTTTCACCACGAGCCGGTGGGTGCTGTTGTCCCTGCGATGAATGATCACATCGCGATTACCCAGGGCTGCGTTGGCGGATGGAAGCTGAACGGTCAGCGGTGCGACGCTGGCATCAATCAAAACCATGCCCAGTTCGTTGGGCTTCAGGCTTTTAGAAAACGACACGTATGTAAAAATCTGCCAGACGCTGACCGCGCGATCAACGTAGTCACGAGTGGCCATCACCACCGACGAATCAATCTTCAGCTGAATATTTGACGTGCCGCTGGTGATGATGTGCATCCGCACCACCTGGTTACGACCGGACCCCTGACCGAGCAGCGGCTTGTAGCTTGGCGCCACGTTGGCGACGGCCGAAAACACGCCATCATCGTCTTCGAGTGCAAGTTCGCGAATCCACCAACCACCGACATCCGGAGGAAGCACCAGCTCGGCGATGAGGACGTTTTCGTCAGTCGGTGAAACGTACAGCTGGTTGAGTTGGGCGCGGTATCGCTGATTGATCAGCTTGGTTTGCGTCGTACTGGGCACAGGGTCGGTGCCGTTGGCGTCACCAATCAGCATATAGCTCGGCTGCCACGGAACGCCGAGGGCGTCGCAGTTGGTTTTTTTGGCGGCGCCCAGCGTCGTCAGCATGCCGCCGAAAATAGAGTTCTGATCAACCATGGGGGTACACATCCAGTTCGTCTAGGGTGTAAAGGCTCACGCCGCTGTAGCCCCGGACTGATACATCGATATCCGGGGTGTTCCACGGGTACACGTCGATATCGTCACCGTCGTAAACGGCGACACCAACGAACGTGTCGAGTCGGGTTTCAAGAATGATGTCGAGGCCGGTCAGGTGCCGGGTGAGGGGTTTGGCGTCGTCGATGAGCCACACCAGCTCTTGGTACATCGCTTCGCTGATGCCGGCGTCGAGAACGCCGATGCGTAGGGTGAAGGTGCCGGGTGTGCCCGGCGGAGCGGATTGCCACCATTCAGCGATTTCGATCAGGTAGCCCAGCGGTTCGACTACGCGGCGTAAGGCGCCGATGGTGCCTTTGTGCGAGTGGACGTAGTACGCCGCGCGGCAGGCGGCACGTTTTGCGGCTTCTGACCATTCGCTGTCCCAGCGATCCACGGAAAACGCCCAGGCCAGATACGGCAGTAAGGGCAGGGGGCACAGGTCAGGGTTGTAGAGCGTGCGCAACGGAATTGGCACGCGCTGGATTTCTGCCAAGGCCTGCGCGGCCTGGCGCTCCAGTGGTGTTGAGTTGTCTGGTAGCAGTGGCTGGTAGGTCATCACTCATACCCCAGCGATAGCTCGACATGCGTGCAGTAAGGCGCTTGGTACTTGGTGGCGACGATGTCGACCCAGTCCTTCAGTACGACTTTGCGCACGCCCTCAACATGCAGCGCGGCGTGGACGATGGACTCGGAAATCTCCAGCGCCAAGCGGCGGCGCTGATGCACGAATTGCAAGAGCCGCGCTTCGGCGGCAGCGATGATCAGTTCGGTTTCTGGCCCATTGGTCAGCGGAAAGAGCTTGGCTTTAATCCGGTAGTTGAGGATCTTCGCGCTCTGAACAGTGAGGCGATCCGCGACGGGCCGGCGGTCGTCGTCGCTGAGGTAGGTCTTGACCTTGTCGAGCAATGCTTGCGATGCGGTGCCATTTCCCAAAATTGACTGCACCGTCACGACCGCTTCGGCCGGCGCCGGGCTTTCGGCGGTTGCGTCGGCGACTTGGCCGTCAGCGGAGCGGGCGTGGAAGATGTAGCTATTACGCGGGCCGGCGGTGCTGAGACCTTCCCAGGCCATTTGGGCGCGCTCCCTTAAGCTGTCGTCACCTTCCATCAATTTGGGCATTGGCGGTGTCGCTGTCGGACTCGCGACCTGAACGACCAGCCGTTTCACGTTGAAGTTGGCGGCGAGCTGTTCCAGGTCCGTGCCCTTGGCTAAGGCCAGCATATTGGCAGCGGATGCCTCGTTGACTCGCTGGCGCCAGATCATCTCGCGGTAGGCGTTTTCTTCAAGCAGCTTGGTTAACGGCTCCGACTCCATGTTGAGGCGGGCGGTAATCTCGACCTGATGCTCGACCGGCCAGAGGCTGATGGCGTAGGCCTTGCGCTCGGCGAGGATTAGCTCGTAGTCGATCTGTTCGACGACTTGTGGCGCCGGGAGCTGGCCGAGGTCGATGGCGACGAAGGTGTTCAAACGCTACCCCCCAGTTGCAGGGGCACGCTCAGGCTCAGCGGCTGGTTGCTGTCGACGATGCTGCCCTCAAGATCCAGCGACGCTTGGCCTTGCAGATTTGCCCCGACAAATTGCACTCGATTGAGGCTGATGCGAGTTTCCCAGCGCATCAACGCCATAACGGCGGCGGCATAGACCTGCAAGCGGGTGAAGTCGTTAAAGGGTTGATCAATCAGCTCGGGTAACAGACTGCCGTATTCGCGGCGCATGACGAGGGTGCCGATGCGGGTGGTCAGGATGTCGGTGATGGACTGGGTAATATGTTCTACCAGGCCTAGAGATGCACCGGTTTCTCGGTTCATTCCGGTTTCCCCGTTTTTGCGCTGCCGGGCATTACGTTGCCATGTGGGTGGTTGACCAGGCTGATGTTGGCCGCGACTACGTCCATGGATACGGTGACTTTTCCGGTGATGTTCTGGTTGCCGGTTTGGTTGTAGTCGCCCTCATGGGTGATCGGCCCGACGATGTGGATGCCGCCCGTGCTGGTTAGGTTGGTGGTGCCGCCTTCGGCCAGCATGGCGTTTAGGTGGTGCGCGACGCTGTCGTACTCGATGACGGTGCCATCGCGGTAGGTGCTGCGGTGGAGGCCTTCGCGGTCGCCGTTGGCTGGGTTGTGGTTGCTGAATAGGCCGGTCAGGGCTATGCCGTTGGCGAGTTGGCCGGATGGGCTGAAAAGGATGATCTGCTCGCCTTCGGTGGGTGGGTTCCATTCGCGGTCAGCGCCGGCTCGGGCGGCGACCCATGGGAGCCAGCCGGTGGTGAGGGTTCCGGTTTTGACCTGCACACGTGGTGGCTTCATCTGGACGGCAGCGATGATGCCGAGGCGGATGAGGTTTTCGATGAGGCGGGCGAGGGTGGCTAAGTCGTTCATTGGGCAATGGTGACTTCGCGCACGTGGGGATGCAGCTCGTTTGGCCTGTAGCGTCGGGCTCTACAAACCTTCGTATGAGCCTAAACTGAATGATATCGACCCTTTTTTGGAAGGACCGTAACTAGGGTATAGTGCCATCAGTATGTATCAGTAAATAAATCTATAGGTGTTGTTATGGCGAAGAATAAGAGTTTTGAAGATTTTGTAGCGAAACATTCAAATGAAAGTGAGACGCCGACTTTCGATCCTGAAACTGAAATTCAAGAGTGGCAGGTTGCCCTCGATTTGCTTTATGCAGCGATCGAAAACTATGTCCTTCCTTATAAGGAGTCAGGAAATATTAATCTTAAATTGGTGCCAACTACTTTGCATGAGGAGCTTCTGGGTGCCTACAGAGTCAATAAGGGCGTTCTGATGGTGGGAAATGCTAAATACATTATTGCTCCGGTTGGTACAATGTTGATAGGTTCCAAAGGGCGGGTTGATGTATTGGGGCCGGCCGGAACTGGGATGCTTGCCTTGGTCAGGGGAGACGGACCAAAAATAAACTTCAGAGTGACTATTGGTAGTCAGGCAACACCTCCGATAAAACATCTTGAGTCTGAAAAATCCGAGTTGCCATGGGAGTGGAAGATTGTCTCCAATAAGCCACCTTATACATACACGGAACTCACCGAGAACAATTTTCTGTCATTGTTGATGGAACTAGCTGCATGAAGAGAATCGACTTCAATCCGTCCGGGCTGAATCTCGATCTGCTAGATATAGCTCACCATTTTGACCTTATGAATTCGGCTACAGCTTCCTACTACAGCGAGAATGGAGCTTCTTTTTTAGCAAGGTACGCCTTTTCCACACCGGAGCAAATAGATTTAGAATATGCGAACGCACGGCGTGAGTTTGAGGTGACAGTATGCTTGACCATCTTGGCTGCGTTGGAAGCAAGCTTTCGATTAGATTACCTCGTTAGAGTTGACAAGAAGCTCAAGGATGAACTTAGTCGTGCTTTCATAAAAATCTATAGGCGAAATAAAAATAGGGTAGGTTTTGAAGATTTGCTGGATGCTTGGAAACGACACGCCCCTAGTTCCACTAACTACGTAAGGGAACTCAAGGGGGCCTTAGCGTTTAGGAACTGGATGGCGCATGGTCGCTACTGGGCTCCGCAACTAGCTAGGGTTCATGGTTATACAGATATTTATCGGCTGGCTTATAATATTTTTGGCAGTTTCCCGTTTGAGAAATAATTTTCTTGCAAGAAAAGTAAGAAGGCTAACTCTGATAAGATCTAAGTTAGAGTCACTAAATCCTAAAACTGCTCTTTGCTCATGTGTAATTTCAGGTGCTCCCGGTTCGGCACGATCTTTCAAGCCGAACTGGGGAACTCTCCCGATACGAGCAACCCTTCCAGTGAATCCTACCGAAACGGCATTACCGTCACCCCGTAGTTTCATAAACTTGCCGTGCGCAGCTTATGAATCATCTGCACCTTCCGCTTCGTTCGGCCTTGCTTGCCTCGCAGATTCCATTCGCGATCGCCGCCTGCGCGCCCGGTGACCCATGGAGTCAGCGGGTGGTGAGGGTGCCGGGGTTGACCTGCAGGCGCGGGAGCTTCATCTGGACGGTAGCGATAGTGCCGAGGCGGATGAGGTTTTCTATCAGGTCGGTGAGGGTGGCTAAGTCGTTCATGGCGCCGATATTGGCGCCATTTTCTTGTAGGTGCAGTCTCTGGTGCTGGTAAGCAAGCGTCGTACACATTTACTCAGTTACGTGGAATGAGTCATTTCGCGATAAAAGTGCCGATGGCAACGGTAAGAAACACAGCAACGCAAGCCAGAATCAAGAAGTTGAATTTTCTATTCAAATCTTTTGAGTACTGTATCAGCTGTTCAATTTTTTCAGTGTTATCTATGGGTTGCGGCACAGTACTTATCTTTGCGCGATATTCGCGAGTATTTGTATCGGCGTGGTTTGCGATTATGCTGCCGCCAGCTCCTGAGCAAGCAAGCAAAATCACCTGGTTGAGTAGTTCTATTTGTTTACCAATATCTTCGGGTACTAGTAGTGGGTGCATCCAAAGTTTTAGATATTGCGGATAAAAAATTGGGTAAAGAACGGCTAGCGCAATGAGCCACATTCCCTTAATGAATCGATCCTGTTCAATTTCCAGTAAGGTGATGAATACAATCGTTATCCCCATGACGGTGCATAAGAATCCAAGCTCGGCATATTCTGAACTCAAGAGCTTTGGTGTTCCGTAGATAAGAGCGAAACAGCCAACTAGAAAAATCACAAGTAGCATGGCTTTTTGTTTTTTTGTCATGTCCAATTCAGTCCTTTAAAAAACGGTGAAAAATATTGGCGCATTAAGTGCCTCTGAGATAGTTAAATAGACCTTCCCGTATCGTATCGAGGTCGGCCCCTGTAAATCCAAGTAGCTCCCTCATTTCGTATCTAGCATCTCGGGCATTAGGTTCTGGTCTATCCCTAAGACCGTATTGGTGAACCCGGGCAATGCGTGCGACCCGCCCGGTAAAACCCAAACTGATGGCCTTGTCGTTACCGTGCATTCTAAGGAAAGTCGCTGTGCGCAGCTTCTGAAACATCTTCACTTTGCGTCTTACCCTGCCTTGTTTGCCTCTCAAGTTCCTTTGCTTGCGCGGCGCATATTTACTGCCATCTGGGTTCTGCTGGGCAATGATTCGTTGCTGCTGGCTTCGACATAATGCCTGGCCAACGCGCCGAGCCAACTTATTGCATGACGCCGGTTCGAGCTGCCCAATCAACCCTGCCGCCCAGTCCTCCAACGTTTCCAATCGATGGGTCATTTTGGCAGCACCCACTCACTACCAGTACCCTGCGCACCTGGTATCCAGTTCGGATCAAGAAAGTCAGCAGGCCGCTGCGGCTCGCCGGGATGACGAATGGTGGTGTCGCCTTTCTCATCTTTGCCCACCACTACACGCTCCGTCAGCGGCAGCGTCAGGCTCATATCCACTTTGCTGTTATCGAGAATATCAGCCTCGAACTGAATGCCATCAGCGGCCTTGTTCAGGTTCTCCAGCAGTTCGGACTGGTGAACGCTCAGCCAACCCAGCAGCGGCAACATGACGCTGTCGGGATGACCGGCGAAATCAGTGAGGATGACTTGCAGATCGAAGCTGTATTCGAACGAAAGTGTTTGCGCGGCCGTGCAACGGATCTTGCCGTTGTCGATGAATATCAACAGTCTGTCGGGGTTATGCTTGAGTTCGGCCACGGTGGCGAGCAGGTGGGCTTTCAGGCTGTCGGGTTTGTTCATGGCTGGGCCTGATGATGTTGGTGAATCATGTCCGCTCTACCTTGTTGGTGAAAAACTTCTTGGCCGCAGCGCGGGTGCCTTCAACACCCAGAAGGCCGATCACACCTCCGAAGAAAGGTGCTGCAGAGATCGGTATCCCCAGCAATGCCAGCCCATGACTTGCGGACAGGGCGAGCGCACCGCAGAACGGCGCCTCAATCAGCATCCGGCGCAGAGTGCCGCCACCGTAGATCACGCGCAGGCTTGCGATGACCACGGCCAGCAGGCCCGAGTAAATAGCGGGCCAGTTCTGTTCTAGCCAAGCGGCAAGCCAGGCCCAAGTGTCGGGACGGTCAGTCATGCGTTTCAATCCATGATCCAGAGTGGTTGGGTTCAAGAGCGCGGTGCGGGCGGTTCAGTGCCATAGGTTCACCGTTTGCCGTTGCGGCGCGGCTCTTTGGGCTTCGGGCATTTGCACCAAAAGGCCTTGCGGCAAGGTCGGGCCGTGTTCGGCGAGTCCGGGATTGGCTTCGAGTACTGCTTCCGTCACACCGGCGGTGCGGCCGTAGTGACGCCAGCACAGCACATCGACGGTATCGCTTTGCTGAGCGCGGATGCTAACGGCCATCAGATCAACTCCACAGTGGTGCGGCCGAGGCCGAGGAAATCGCGCACGGCCCAGCGTTGGTCCCGGCGCAATTCGTCGATGCTTGGGGTCAGGTCGTCGGCGTTCTGATTGCCGCTATTGGTGCTGTCGTACGAGCGGTAGCGCTCGCAGATTTCGGCGCCGGTCGCTGCATAGATCGCCCGTTGGTAGAGGTGAACCAGTTCTGACTTCCCCTCAATTTTTTCTGCCGGTATGTCTACGAGGGTGGCGTACCCTTCGGCCTGTTTGGCGCGGCGCCATGTGGCGAACTCACGGTTCACACTGATGGAAGCGGCGATAGTCGCCGTTTCAAGTCGGATTGGCGTGACGCTCGAGTCGATGCGCAATGTTCCGCGTACGTCGTCCAGATCGATCGACGGCCAGAAGGGGTCGGCATTGATGTGGCCACTGGGAGACGTGTTGCCGCCCGCTACGAATCCGCTCATGAATTTGCCCTCTGATGTAAATCGCCGGTGGTCAGGGCTTCACGTTCAGGAGGAGCGGTCTGGCCGATCCGCCCCGAGCCGGCGGGGTGCGTGGGGACGCTCGGTTAGCTGCCAGTGGCAGCGAGTTTGTTGAGCAGGCGTTCGGCCCGCTCAAGATCCTTTTTGCCACCGCAGGCGTCGTGCAGGTCGATGGCTTTTTTCAGCAGGTCGATGCCGGCCTTTACCTGACCGGGTTGCCCGGGCTTCTCATCGGTAATGCCTTCCAGCGTTACGCGCCCCATGGCGAGGAACAGCTTGGCGCGGGCCTGATCGGGCATGTCCTCGGCGTCGGTAAGTTCAGCGGTGCGTTGCAGAATTGCCAGTTCGAACGATTCGCCGACTTTCAGCGCCTTGAGCGCGACGGTGGCGACTTCTTCCGCGACCAGACAGCCGGTGGTGCGTTCGAATCGGTCAGGCATGATCAATTTGTGTTTGAGCACGTAGTCGGCAATGTCGAGGGCGCCGCTGAAGTCTTCGGCGTCGATGCGCCAGACCATGATCGTGGTCAGCACTTCATCTTGTGCGCCTTTGCCGCCCTCAAGCACGCCTAGCACGTAGGGGATGTAATCGGGCAGCAACTGACGTTTGAGTTCGGCTTTGCCTTGATTGGATTGCACCTGTTTCAGACGCAGACGGTCTTGCAGAAGTTGATTGAGCTGATGCTCGTAAGCAGTGGCGCCGGCCATCGTTTGAGTGGGATTGGCCGCTGCCGCTTCGATGGCGGCACTGACGCGAACAAAATGGCGACGGCAGGGGTTGGTCATGGTGTCCGCCTCAGCTCAGGGTGATGTTTTCGGCCATGGCCGCACAGCCCAGGTCTTCGATCACATAGCTTTCGTTGACCGACTCGAAGTTCTCGATGCGGTCGCGTTTGGCGTTGTCAACGACGGTGCGGCGGCGGGTACCTTCCTGCCAATAGATCGACAGGTTGTCGAGGCGAGTTACCAGCAGGCCGTTGGCCGGGAAGTGCGGTACGCGCACAGCCGGCAGATTGCCCAAGCGCTTTTGGCTGGTGACGATGTCAGCAGCGAGCATTTCGGTCGGCGCTTGAGTTTTGTTGATGATCGGGAAGTATTTGTCGGCCAACAGCTGACGGCCGCAGATGACAACCAGATCGGTGTCTTCCTGATACCAGGGGTCGATGAATTCGTTGACCATGCTGACAACCAAGGCGTCGATGTTTTCGAAGTCCTTGCCGGCGCCGATCTCGATCTTGCCACTGCCTGCCACAACTTCGGCCATGACGCGGGCTTCGTTCTCTACGCGCATTTTTTGCAGCCAGCCGATGTTGACGTCCTGCAGCAGCGGGTTGGTGGCGGGGTTTGAAGTGGCGGCGCGGCTGGTGCCGTTCCAGCCGATCATGATCCGGTTGAGCGCCTGAACTTTGATGATTGCGTCACGGATGCGCGCCTGGAAGTCTTTGAACTTCGCCCACTGATCAAGCTTTTGGTAACGCAGTCCGGTGTCAAAGTTGGTTTGGGTGCAGGTGTACCCGCGGTTGTCCAGGCTGCTCGGGTCACGGGGTTCGCGATCCTTTACTGTAGTGTCGGTGGTGCTGGCAATAGTGCCGTCGATTCCGATGCCGATCTTCTCGCCAGACTGCTCAGATACGCCGTAGATGTTGATCGAGCTGAGGAACGCACTTGATTCCTGAATGCGGGTTTCCAGCGTCTGGGCAACGCTCGGCGCGGCGGTGAATTTGGTGGTGACGTCGCTCACACCGTGCAGTTGGGCGAGCTGTTGCAGGTACGCGTTAAAGAGAACGCGTGTGTCGTTGCGCATGATGGTCGTCCTTGGTTAAGCGGGGCTGACTTTCAGCAGTCAGTCACTACCGAGTTGTCGCCGCCGGTTACCGGAGGGCGCGTCTTCTGGTTGGGATCCTGGGTGGTGGAAAGCTGGGTCTTCAGTTCGGTGAAGTCTTTGCTCAGTTGATCCAGCCGGGTTTGCTGGCTTGTCGAAAACTTCTTCGCGGCTGCCATTTGGGCGGGCAGATCTTTGACGTGTTCGGCGACGGTTTCGACGGCTTGGCTGATTTGAGTGAACTCGTTGTCATCCTTGCTCTGCTTGCCGCCGAGCAGGTTTCTCACCGTGCTGAGTAGGTGAGCGCCGATGCTCGGTTTTTCTTCGAATTCCTCGAACGTCAGCTCTGTTTCCAGCGCCTCGGTGAACATCGAAGTCGCGGAGTAGTGGCGATCCTTGAACGGGCTGACCTCCGGTTTCTGGGCCGAGAACGACAAGACGTCGGTGCCAAGGCTGGCCGGTGAATCGGTCACGCCCAGACCCACGATGTACGCCTCACCGGTATCGGCGAAGCTGTCGTCGATTTCGATGGAGGTGTAGATTTTTTGTTTCGCTTTGTTCATGGCGATCAGGTCAGCCGTCGGCTCGACCTGGGCGAACAGGGCCAGTTTCTTTTGGCCGTTGATGTCTACTTCCTCGGTTCTCACCGCCAGAACATCGCCGTAGGCCTTGAAAGGGCTGTCCGGTAACAGACTGCGGAAATGCTCTAGCCAGATCCGTGCGCCGTAAGTGGATGGGTTGAAGTTCTTCGCCGCCTGTTCCAGCCAATTGCGCTTGATGGTGCGCTTGTCCGAGGTAGCGCCCTCGACGGCGACGCGGAACCAGTTGCTGCGGAATTTCTTCATGTTGGGAAACCTCAATGCTTGGGGCGCCTGCTGTTGGGTTAGCAGTGCGTTGCGATGAAGGGCATGGTCGTGACGCGCGCGAGTCGCGGCAACGAGGAGGGACTGTAAGGGCGGGGGCTACAAGGGGCGGTGCTATTGAGTCGCGGTCGCGGGCGGCAGCATCGCGGCCATGACTACGACCACACTATTGCCCATCGATCCCCGCCGCCAATCCAAGTTTCTGTACTGGATGGGGTGGCGTGTCTGCGAGATTGCCGAGGCAACGGGCGAAAAGGAAAAGACGCTACACAGCTGGAAGGCCCGCGATGAGTGGGACCGGGCGGACAACGTCGAACGTATTGGCGGCGCACTGGAAGCGCGGTTGGTGCAACTGATCCTTAAGGAAGGGAAAAGCGGCGGCGATTTCAAAGAGATTGATCTCCTGCACCGCCAACTGGAGCGGCAGGCGCGAATTCAGCGCTTTCAAGGTGGCGGTACCGAAACCGACCTCAATCCGAACCTGGCCAAGCGCAACGCCGAGCCGAAGAAGAAAGCGGTCAAAAACGAGATTGATGAAGACCAGGTCGAGCTGCTGCGCGAGGCTTTCATCGATGGCTGTTTCGACTATCAGAAAGACTGGTACCGGGCTGGCAATCAGCGCACGCGCGTCATCCTCAAAAGCAGGCAGATCGGCGCGACTTACTACTTTGCCCGTGAGGCGTTCATTGATGCGCTCGAGACCGGACGCAACCAGATTTTCCTATCGGCCTCGAAGAACCAGGCCTATCTGTTCCGGGGCTACATTCAGGCGTTCTGCCGCGAAATTATCGGCGTCGAGCTGACTGGCGATCCCATCGTTTTGCCTAATGGTGCCGAGCTGTTTTTCCTCGGTACTAACGCACGTACCGCCCAGGGCTATCACGGCAATTTCTACTTCGATGAGTTCTTCTGGACGTTCAAGTTCGAGGAACTGAACAAGGTCGCCTCGGGCATGGCGATGCACAAGAAGTGGCGCAAGACCTACTTTTCCACGCCGTCGAGCATGGCCCACGAGGCGTACACCTTCTGGACGGGCGAGCGCTTCAACAAGGGCAAGCCGGCCGCCCAGCACACGAAGGTGGACGTGTCCCACGGAGCGCTCCAGCAGGGCCGGTTCTGTGAGGATCGATTGTGGCGGCAGATCGTCACGATCCTCGACGCGGAGCGGGGCGGTTGTGACCTGTTCGACATCGAAGAACTCCGCCGTGAGTACAGCCCCGAAGCGTTCGCCAACCTGCTTATGTGTGAGTTCGTCGACGACGGCGCGAGCATCTTTCCGCTGACCCTTTTGCAGTCTTGCATGGTGGACAGCTGGGTCGAGTGGGCCGAGGACTACAAGCCCTTCGCCATGCGCCCGTTCGGCGACCGTCAGGTTTGGATCGGCTACGACCCGGCTGAGACTGGCGACTGCTCCGGCATGGTCGTGGTCGCGCCGCCACTGGTTCCGGGCGGCAAGTTCCGCATCCTCGAGCGTCACCAGTTCCGAGGCATGGACTTCGCCGCGCAGGCCGCGTTCATCAAGAGCGTCTGCGACCGCTACTGGGTGACTTACATCGGGATCGACGTGACAGGTCTGGGCAGCGGCGTGGCCCAGCTGGTGCGCCAGTTCTTCCCGGCGGTGACCACCTTCAGCTACTCGCCCGAAGTCAAAACCCGCCTGGTACTCAAGGCCTATGACGTGATCCACAAGGGCCGGATCGAATTCGATGCCGGCTGGACCGACATGGCCCAGTCGCTGATGGCGATCCGCAAAACCGTCACCGCCGGCGGACGTCAGTACACCTACACCGCCGGCGGACGTCAGTACACCTACACCGCCGGCCGCAACGACAACACCGGCCACGCCGACCTGGCCTGGGCGCTCTTTCACGCACTGCACAACGAACCGCTTGAGGGGCAGACCACTGCCAACACCGGGCGCATGGAGATTTACTGATGACTGAACAAATGGCCAATCAGATTTTGCCCGCCACTGCACCCGCTACCGGCGCCGGGACGCAGGTTTTTTCCTTCGGCGAGCCGACGCCGGTGCTGGGTGGGCGGGAGGTTTTCGATTATCTGGAGTGCTGGTTTAACGGACGGTGGTATGAGCCGCCGCTTTCGCTGGATGGGTTGGCTCGGTCGGTGGGGGCGAGTGTGCATCTGCATTCGGGGTTGATGTTTAAGCGCAATTTGTTGAGCAAGACGTTTATCCCGCATCCGTTGTTGTCGCGGGCTTCGTTTGAGCAGTTTGCTTTGGATTTCCTGTGCCTGGGCAATGGCTATCTTGAGGGGCGTCGCTCGCAGTTGGGCGGGGTACGCAAACTGGAAACGCCGTTGGCCAAGTACATGCGCGCCGGGCCAGATGGGCAGTATTACCAGGTGCGGGGGTGGAAGGATGAGCACGCGTTTGAGCCGGATAGAATTTTTCATTTGCGTGAGGCGGATCTGCATCAGGAGATTTATGGGCTACCGGAGTGGATCAGCGCGTTGCAGTCGGCGCTGTTGAACAAGTCGGCGACGTTGTTTAGGCGCAAGTATTACGAGAACGGCAGTCATGCCGGTTTCATTCTGTACATGACGGATGCGGCTCAGACCGAGGCGGATATCGATGCATTGCGCAAGGCGTTGAAGGAATCGAAAGGGCCGGGGAATTTCCGGAATTTGTTTGTTTACTCGCCGACCGGCAAGAAGGACGGGATTCAACTGATCCCGGTCAGCGAGGTGGCGGCGAAAGATGAATTCAACTCGATCAAGAATCAGACGCGGGATGATGTGTTGGCGAGTCTGCGGATTCCTCCGCAGTTGATGGGCATCGTTCCGCAGAACGCGGGCGGGTTTGGATCGATTCGGGAGGCAGCGCAGATCTATGCGGCGAATGAGTTGGAGCCGATTCAGACGCGGATGATGCAACTGAATGACTGGGTGGGGGAGGAGTTATTACGATTTAAGCCTTACGAAATCGATTGGGGGATATCGAATTTCCCTGCATAGTAATTTACCAAGAGTTGGTTATCTGAGACGTACTCACCAATAAATCCCCACCCCGCGCCCTAGATACTATTTAGGAATATTTGTTGGTGAGGGGGAGTATGTGAAAAGAAAAAATACTCGATATGTCGGTGATACTTATTGGTTTAGGATTAAGATTGCTGATTCCGATCTCGTCTTCAGCAGAAAAATTGTCGTATTTTATATAAAAAAATTCAGCACCTGAGTCTTGCAAAGGTTTTTTGTGCTTTGAAATCCAAGCAAGCTTGTCAGTGGTGAAAATTACCGCATTGGATAAATATATTCTGCTTATTACAGAAGGCATATATGCCTTTTTATCGAACGGCTCGTATGGATCTCCGATGGAAAGTAAATTTAGCATATTTTTCGTGCTTGTCTTCAATATTTTTTTTGCAGAAATAATAATCCCAGATGGAAGAAATACACCTGTCTTGATGCCTTTGGTTGCTGCCTTAAGTGCAAAATTTTTATCTGTTGCTGAAGCGCCAAACAATATGCTGAAATTTTGTTTTATTGAATGCTCAATTACCAAGGTGATAGCCTTTCTCTCCGCTTCGCTTGGCACGGAGCTTGATACGATAGCTATGTCGTATGTATCTATCGATTTGGTTTGGCCGAAAAGATAAATATCTTTCTCTGTGTAACGGCGCAAGCGAGGCGGATAGTTTTGCGAGCCGGCACTGATGGTTCTGATGTTGCTGCTTAGAAGTTCATGAAATTTTTCATCAGGTAGAGAACTTGGTTTCCCCGCGTTCTTTGAGCTGAATGGCTCAAAGACAAGAATCTTGCTTTGAGAGTTTCCTAAATGCTCTTTTATTAAGTCTTTCACGATACTCCAGTCAAGCCCTCCATGACCACACCCGAGCGCGGGAAGCGTAACGGTTACGTCACCTTTATTGCTTAAATATTCAGAAAGCCACTTCAATCCAGATACGATGTAACTGTATTCGGAAGGGTTTCGCCAGTGATCTTTGGTCGGAAAATTTATCACTTGTACACCTTTGGAGAACATGTCGTTCGACTTCCAGATCGATGGGTGTCCAGGTCTGATTGTACCTTCCTTGCAATGCTTTACGTATTCCTTAAACATGTCTGGGTACTTTTTCTTAAACGCTAGGGCGACCCCTGCACCCATCACTCCGACACAATTTACAGTGTTTATTCTGATGTCAGCATCGAAGTCGAAAAAATCACCTTTTACAAACTCCAACATATCACGCCTCCGTTAATGACTTAATCGCGTTACCTTTAAGTAACTCAATTTTCCCATGGTGGATAGACGGCCATTGACTGTTAATAGACAGCATGTCCGCTTTGCCCAAGGCCACCAACATATTGAGATCATTTTCAGATTCTATCACACTAAATAGCTGCTTCTCATCTCTGCCCTTAGCCACAATATCGCCTATAAGGTCATCGTAGGTGACTAGCATAACAATTTTCCGAATAGTTTCTCTATCAAGCCCACCTATGTCTTCTGTGAGAATTCGTTTTAGCATGGGGAGTGACTTAACAGCGTGATCATTGTCTGCTTTTGTCATACCTTCAGTTGGCCAACGCGATTTTGGACCCTTCCCTATGTCGTGAAGAAATGCAGATAGCATTACAATGTTTTTGTCTGCTTCACTTAGTTTAGTATATTCGCTATGTTTTATTACGTTGCTGGCGACTTTTTTACTATGGGTACCAACCTCATCTGAGTGAGGGCCGTAACTAGCTTTCAAGCCGTCTATGTCAGCGAGCTCTTTTATCGCAGAGAAATCAAGATTGATTGCACCTAGGGCTTCTTTCACATTGTTGAACTTTGTCGATTGAGCTGGCGTGTTGCATATTTCCTCAATGGTTGATTTGTATTTGTGTATAAGCAAAAGTGGTCCGGTTACAATTGATTGGCGGTCGCCATCGTAAAAATTTACATAATAGTGGTCGGTGTCAAACTTTATTTGTGGAGGAGATACTCCGTTCTCTTTGAAAATTCTCTCTACTTCTTTCTTTATGCCTTCATTCCAAACAACTATGTATTCGATCTGACTTATGTTGATTTTGTTGGGGATTAATAGTTCGGCCATTTTTTGTTGGCGATATGCCTCGCTTGGGCAGCCCCATTTTTTGTCGTCAATAGCTGGCCAGTTTAAAGTTTCGAGTTTGTCCGCTTGCAATTTATTATAAAAATTTGGAGGTATCGTAGTATTTGCTGACGCGTCGGAAAAAACTACACCATCTAAGCTTTCCATGATTTTTATTGGGATGGCGAAATAAATAAGAAGTTGTTGGTCGATATTTTTTTTGTTTATTATATTTAGCTGCATAGATGTTTTTTTTGAGAAATAGAATGGGACGAAATCATGCACCACTTTTCCTGGGGAACAGGGAACATGCATCTGGCTTCGTCTCAACTGAATCCCTTCATCAGCTACATTTTGATGGCTGATACCTAAGGCTTTTTTTGCATTCGTACATAGAATGCCCTGCTTCAGGATAGACTCAAGATTGTCGCCCAGCGTAAAATGAAAAGCATAACGCCACTGAAACTCATTTGGCAAACTCAT